ACGGCTGGGACCGGCGCTCTTGCGGATATGAAGTGGTCGGTTACGGCGCTCGAGGCCGACTTGACGTCGGCAACGGCGGCGACGATCAATCAACTACGGGAGGCGTTTCAGATCCAGAAGCTTCTGGAGCGGGACGCAAGAGGCGGCACGCGGTACACCGAGATAATTCGGTCTCACTTCGGTGTCGTTTCTCCGGATGCGCGGCTGCAGCGCCCCGAATATCTCGGGGGCGGCTCGACGCGCATCAATTTCCATCCGGTGGCGCGAACGGGACCCGCCGAGCTGGGTGCCAATCTGCCGGTGTCGGCGGACCTGGGCGCTTTCGCGACGGGAAGCGCGGCGGGTGTTCGGTGGGTGAAGTCTTTCACCGAACACTGTCTGATTCTGGGCCTGGTGGCGGTGCGTGCGGATCTCACTTATCAGCAGGGCCTGGAACGGATGTTCTCTCGGCGGACCCGGTATGACTTCTACTGGCCTTCGCTCGCGCACCTCGGCGAGCAGGCGGTGCTCAACCGCGAGATTTTCGCGGACGGGTCCGCGAATGATGCGCTGACGTTCGGCTATCAGGAGCGATACGCGGAGTATCGCTACAAGCCGTCGCGCATCTCGGGCTCCATGCGGTCGGCTGCTTCTCAGCCGCTCGACATGTGGCACTTGGCTCTGGACTTCGAGACGTTGCCTCTACTCAACGATGTGTTCATCGCGGACGATCCGCCGATGGCTCGCGTGATTCGAGTTCCTCAAGAGTCCCACTTCTTCGGTGATTTCTGGTTCACTTACGGCTGTGCTCGGCCCATGCCTACGTTCTCTGTTCCTGGTCTGATCGATCACTTCTGATCTGGTCTAGCTCGGCCCGACCTGGTCGGCGGTCTTCCGCCGACCAAGTCGGGCGAGCAAGCAAGCGGAGCGCGCTAGTCTTTTCTGTGTTCATGTTCTTGTCTTGATTGTGTATAGGTTTACTTCATGCGTTCTCTAGTTCTCTTTCTGGTTCTCTGGCTTGTCCTGGTGCTGTTCTATGTGTCTCTAAGTTCCTCTAATCGGAGGTAATTCAATGGCTGGCTGGGCCGCTGCTGCTCAAGGGATTTCGGATATCGGTGCAACTACCGCGAATGCGGTTTTGGCTGCTCAAACTCGTAAGTGGATGGAGCACATGAGGGATACGCAGTATCAGGCCACGGTGAAGGATCTTCGCCGGGCGAATCTGAATCCCCTCATGGCTCTTGGCGGCGGTCCGTCCGTCGCTGGTGTCGGGACTCCCCCGACCCCTACCGTGGAGTCGCCCGACATTCAGGGCGGCTTTCAACGGTTCTTGTCGGCGTCGAAGCAAGCGAAAGCGATGCAGGACGAGCTGGATACGATCGACGCGACAAAGGATAAGGCTATCTATGACGCGGATCTGAGTAGGTCGATGGCGACCTACACGCCGAAGCTGGCGGAGATGCAGATCAAGGAATCGGTTCAACGTGCGTTGATGTTGGGTGCGCAAGCCGGCGAAAGCTCGGCGCGCACCGTGGAGTCTGGTGTTCGTGCTGCTCTTGGGCGCGCGGAGATTCCGCGTGCGGAGCTGGATGCGAAGTTCTATCAGAGCGAATACGGAGAGAAGGCCCGGACCGCAGAGCGCGTTCTGGATATCTTTCCGCTTCTGCGTGGGGCCTTCGGGTCCGGCGCTCGGAGGTAACGTGGCACATCGACGTGTGACACATGCTGGTGGCGGTCGGATGATGACGAAGCAGGCGGAAGCCGCGGAGACGGATATCAATGCAATCATCCGCCGCCATCGTCAAATGGGGGTTCCCTTTCCTCAAGGGGGCGATGCGAATTACGGTGATTTCTCGAATGCGCTGGATTTCCATTCCGCGCTGAATCGGGTTCGGGAGGCAGAGCAGACGTTTGCTCTGCTGCCTCCCGATGTTCGGGAGTTCTGTCAGAACGATCCGGGTCGGTTCCTCGACCTGGTGATGGACGCCGATCGGCGCGACGAGCTCGTCGCGCTCGGGCTGGTCGAGGGTGCAATGCCTGCGGCTGCGAAGCCGGCTCCGGGTGCTCCGGCGCCGGCTGAGCCTCCGGTTCCGGGGTCTCCCCCCGCTCCGGTCCCGGGTTAGTCCGATCGTCGATCCTGTGGGATCGGCGACGGCCGGCGGGCCCCCCCGAGCAGGTGCTCGGGGGGGCCTTTCCACAGTTGGCTACTTGATGTTAACTGTGTTGAGTGACACCCCCTGCGGGGTGGCACTCATAGGAGGAAGGTCATGGCAAAGCGGTATCCGATGAGCAAGAAGCGCTCGAAGCGCTCGTTCAGGAGGGGCGCGGGCACGCGGGAGAAGAATCTCCGGGCTCGCCCCATGCGGGGCGGCTGGCGTCTGTAGGTGGCCTGTACTCGGCCGTTGAAGGCCTACCGGGCTCCCGGGGGCGGAATCGTCTTCGACTCGAAGCGGGGTTTCGGCGATCGCCCCCTGGAGCTTGCCTGCGGTCAATGCATCGACTGCCGCGTGGAGCGGTCGCGCCAGTGGGCGATTCGATGCGTACACGAAGCGCAAATTCACGTTCCGACTTGTAATTGTGGGTGCCAAAGGGGGGAGGCACCCCGCAATTGCTTCATAACTCTTACGTACTCTACACCTCCCAGTGACGGCGGCTTGCGCGTCGATCACTGGCAGAAGTTCGCCAAGCGGCTCCGCAAAGAAGCGGGGCCGTTTCGTTTTTTTCACTGTGGGGAATATGGCGAGCGGAACAAGCGCCCCCACTATCACGCATGTGTTTTCGGCCTGGACTTTTCGTCCGATCGGATCTTTCTGAAGGAGTCCGGCGGTGGCCGATTGTATACGAGCCCTACACTGGAGCGTGTGTGGGGACATGGACTTACATCTGTGGGCGACTTGACTTACGAGAGTGCGGCATACGTGGCACGATACTGTGTCGGCAAGCTGACCGGCGAGAAAGGAGCCGTGGAGTATGGACGGTACGATTCGACAACGGGTGAGTGCTGGCAGGTGCGCCCGCCTTACACGACTATGTCGCGCCGTCCTGGCGTGGGTTCTGCGTGGTTCGATCGGTTCGCGTCTGATGTCTATCCGTCTGACGAGGTCATCCATAAGGGACGGAGATTCCGTCCGCCTCGTTTCTATGACAAGAAGCTTTCAGAGGAGGAGCTTTCCGGGTTACAGGCGAAAAGAAGGCGGTCCGTCGAGGGCCGCAAGGAAGAGTTGACTTACGATCGCTTGAAGGCTCGGGAGGAGTTCTCCAGAGAGCGGGTCAAGCGGTCAATCCGTGACGTATGAAAGGGATCTGTGTATGTGGTCTCACAAGGTCTTTTCTGTGTACGATTCGAAGGCGAAGGCGTGGCTTCCTCCGTTCGTGTCCCCCAACGCGGCGGTTGCCATTCGCTCTTTCGAGGCTGCGGCAAATACAGCGCAGCATGAGTTTCACCGGTTCGCCGCGGATTTCGTCTTGTTCGAAGTCGGTGCGTGGGACGAGTCGCGCGGTGAGCTGCTGAACCTGGCGGAGAAAGTCTCCCTGGGCGTTGCCATCGAGTTCATCAAGGAGGGTCGCTAATGCCTGCGGGCGCTGGTTCCTACGGGACGAATGCCGGCAATTCATGGACTGCCGGGCAGTACTCGTTCGCTCGAATTCCGAGCGTCGAGATTCAACGGTCAAGGTTCGATCGGTCTCACGGTCACAAGACGGCGTTCTCTGCTGGCATCCTGACACCGATCTTTGTGGACGAGGCGCTACCTGGGGATACGTTCAATATGGACGTTGCCTCGTTCGTTCGGATGCAGACTCCGATCGTTCCGGTCATGGACAATCTGTGGATGGACTTCTTTTTCTTCGCGGTTCCCAATCGGCTGGTGTGGTCGAATTGGGAGAAGTTCTGCGGTTCGCAGACGGACCCGGGCGATTCGACGGCGTTCAACGTTCCGCAGTTTCAGGCCATCTCGGTAGGTGAGGGCGATCTTCTGGATTACTTCGGTGTCCCGATTGACGTGACTCTCAACGTCAATTCGCTGCATGCGAGGGCATATAACCTCGTGTACAACGAATGGTTCAGGTCGGAAGACCTGGTGGACTCTGCGGTAGTGGATCTGGACGACGGGCCCGACACTCTGACGGATTACTTTTTGCGGCGTAGGGGAAAGCGGCACGATTACTTCACGTCGTGCCTTCCCTTCACGCAGAAGGGCGACCCGGTGGAGCTGCCGCTCGGGACTTCGGCTCCGGTGATTTCGACCACGGATGGGCGTCCGAAGTTCACGGTTTCGACCACGGGCCCGAACACGTTCGTTCGGGCGGGTTCTCTGTCTGCGAATGCGGAGCTGCAAGGGGTGACGGCTGGGACCGGCGCTCTTGCGGATATGAAGTGGTCGGTTACGGCGCTCGAGGCCGACTTGACGTCGGCAACGGCGGCGACGATCAATCAACTACGGGAGGCGTTTCAGATCCAGAAGC